TGTGAATCAGTTTGATGCAGGTGAGATGAAAGGTGACCTAGGTCGTAAACCTAAAGCACTTACAGCTCTAGTTCGTAACTGTGTCAACATGTTTGGTAGTTACAATGTAGGCTTAGTCTGTACAAACCATACCTACGCCAGTCAAGACATGTTTGATCCGGATGACAAGATCTCCGGCGGCCAAGGTTTTATCTATGCTAGTAGTATTGTGGTAGCCATGAAAAAAATGAAACTCAAAGAAGACGAGGAAGGCAACAAGATCGCTGATGTTATGGGTATCCGTGCCGGCTGTAAGGTAATGAAAACACGTTACGCAAAACCCTTTGAAGGTGTACAAGTTAAAATTCCGTATGAAACAGGTATGAACCCGTACTCAGGCATGGTAGACATGGCCGAAAAACGCGGCTTGCTCAAGAAGGAAGGCAACAGTCTGGCATTTGTTACCAGTGATGGCGAAGTAATCAAACAGTTCCGTAAAAAATGGGAAGCCAACGAAAACGGTTGCTTGGACAAACTCATGGCAGATTTTAACAATCAAAAAACGGTAAGTACTGAAGACACAGTTGTGGAGGAATAACGATGTCAGTGGAATTAAGCAAAGAAATTTGGGATGAACTTAAACGTTATGTAAATGTTGTAGATCGTGACGAAGCTGCAGAAACATTGGTAACAGTGCTAATTGATAACGATGTAGGTGCAAACGAAATCAAATCAGTTTTTAAAACTGACAGCGAAGTTAAACGGGCCCTTGCTAGCTATCTTGAAGATCATGGCGATGAAATTGAAGACTATGCGGACGACGAGGACGACGAGGACGACGACAACGAGGACGACTATTAATGTCATTTGACCCGGCGGCCAATTTTTATTGTAGCCAAAAGTTTACTTGGCTGTCTATTGATTTAGAAAAACAATTATTATACTCGTGCTGTGCGGCAACTCCAGAAAAAATTAATATTAACTGGTTAAAACAAAATCCCGGGAAACTATTCAATACCCCGGCATTACATCAAGACCGTGTTGACATGTTGGCAAATAAACCAGTGTCTAGTTGCCATGATAATTGTTGGAAACCAGAAAGCGACGGGTTAAACAGTCGGCGTACACTGATGAAAAGCTATGAGACAATACCAAGCAACATCAACGAATCAACTCCAAAACATTTAAATATCAATTTGGGGTCAACATGTAATTTGACTTGCTCATACTGTTGTAAACAATACAGTTCGGCCTGGTATAGAGATTTAAAAGAAAATGGTAGTTATTTTGATGATCAAGATCGTTTTCAATTAGTACCAATTGATCATATTATATCTAAACTAAGTCACCGTGAATATTTTGAATCTCCTGCGGTCACCACAATAAACAAAGAAATAGCTCAGCTAGGACCAATAGAACAGGTGGTATTTTCGGGCGGCGAGCCATTTTTATACAATGAGTTTCCAAAGTTATTAAACAACCTTGATCGTGCTTCTTGTATTAGTTTTTATACCGGACTTGGAGTTGACACCAACCGTTTAAAAAAACAAATCAACCAAATTAAACAACGAGAAAATTTACAAGTATATGTCAGTGCCGAGACTTGCGGTAAGCTATATGAATTTAACAGATACGGCAACAGTTACGAGATCTTTCTAACCAATTTAAAATTGCTTAAAGACGCTGGTTTTTCTGTCAAATTTCATTCAGTAATAAGCAATCTAACTGTGTTAGGCCTTGTTGATTTTGTCAATACGTTTAGTGTCAGTGATATTCCTATAAAATTTCAATTTTGTAACGACCCAGATTTTTTAGCTGTAAATGTGCTGGATGACAATACCAAAGATCAATTGATCAATAGTTTAAACAATACCGAAATTAATCTACGTGATGAAATTATTTCAAATATACAAGTGCCGTGTCAAGAAACACAACGTCGTCAATGCGCTCATTACATAAAAGAGTTTGCTGCTCGTAGAAATTTATCACTTGATATTTTTCCAACAGGTATGCTACAATGGTTAGATATAAAGGATTCATATGTGGTATAGTAAAGTAGTTGCTGACCTTGGTAACATACCTGACTTTATAGCTCATTATGAAGGTGAGTTAGAAGCGGCCAAGCGTGATGTTCGCATAAACGGGCTTGTAGAAAAAAATATCACAGCTTTGCCTGGAATCACTGAGCATAGATTTAATCAATTGCAAGAAATTGAAGCAATTCTAAATCATCTTAATATACAGTTACGCAAAATACGTCGTTGTCATTTCCAAAAGTACCTAGAAGGTTATGCTCGTGCGTTGACCAGTAGAGATGCAGAAAAGTATGTGGATGGTGAGGATGAAGTCATTGACTTTGAAACTATCATCAACGAAGTAGCATTATTACGCAATCGCTGGCTAGGTATCATGAAAGGTCTAGACAGCAAAAGCTGGATGAGCGGGCATATTGTAAGATTACGCACCGCCGGCATGGAGGATATACAAGTATGACATTTAAAAACACTGCTGATAGTCATCAACACAGTCTCGAAACATTGGATCAATTGTTTGCATACGATGATTTTATGTACAGTATCACTACCTTGGTAGATCTTGGATGCGGGTTAGGAGACGACCTTAGATGGTGGGCCACACGTGCCACCACGGATGAACCACCGGTTCCTTTGAATATACAATGTACCGGAGTGGATCTGGCTGATCAACTACCAGTGACTAAAGGTCACAAAAACATAAGTTATCAACAGCGTGACTTTGAAACGCTTATTGAAGCTCCTGAGAAAGGATTTGACATCTTATGGTGTCACGATAGTTTTCAATTTGCCTTAAACCCAGTGCAGACTCTCAGTCGTTGGTGGGATATTGCCAGCCCTGGCGGTATGTTGTATATCTGTGTTCCTGTCACACAACGCATACATCGTCGTCAATTAGATTATTCGTTACCTTCGGGCAACTATTATCATTACAGCATGGTGAATCTTATGTACATGTTGGCCACTGCTGGGTGGGATTGTCGTGGTGGATTTTTTAAACAATCGCCCAATGACAACTGGCTACACGCTGCGGTGTACAAAAGTGAGCATAGGCCATTGGATCCAAAAACTGCTTCTTGGTATCGATTAGCAGAACTTAAATTGTTGCCAGAATCAGCTGATGCCAGCATCAATGCTCACGGATACTTAAGACAGCAAGATCTTGTAGTTCCTTGGATTGACCACAGTTTAATGAGTATGGCTGTACGATAAACCCGTCATTTTGGCGGGTTTTTACGGTTGACCATTAATGCCCATTTTGCTATAATACTTGTATAGAAACTAAAAAGGAGCAGATGATGACTAAAAAACATTTTGTTGCAATGGCCCGTGAAATTAGCCAAATGCCCGATATGTCTCAGCGTTTGGCCACAGCCATGGCATTCTGCAAAGTGGCACAGTCTACCAATCCCAGGTTTGACCAAGCTCGATTCCTTACAGCTTGTAAGGTTTAAGCGGTTGACCATTAATTCCCATTTTGCTATAATACTTGTATAGAAACTAAAAAAGGAGCTAACTTTGAGCACAGTAATCATTAAAAACGGAACATACCGTAATCACCCCGTAAACAATGTAACCTTTAATTTGGTAAAAGGTTATCAAACAGGAGCCAAAGGAGGCTATGTGACTGTAAAATCAGATGGCTATTTTGGCCCAGACTTACCAGAAATTGTTCGTGTCAATGTCAACGGTATTGACGATATTGAATTTACCGCAGAATCAGTTCCAGCAGGTGAATTTGTAGCACCTGTAGCTCATGCACAGATTCATGTGCATAACAAAGCGCCGGTAGAAACCGACGAAGAAGTCATGGCTCGTATTGGCGAACGCTTTGATATCTTGGATCAAATGACCAAAGCTACCATAGCTGGTGACGTCCGTGCAATGATCGTAGTTGGCCCTCCTGGCGTAGGCAAGAGCTATGGTGTAGAGAAACAGCTCGAGCATTCGGGCTTGTTTGATCAGTTGAGTGGTCGACGTGTCAAATACGAAATTATCAAAGGCGCAATGACTCCGATTGGTCTCTACTGCACTTTGTATAAGCATAGTGACAAGAACAATGTCCTGGTGTTTGATGACTGTGACTCTGTGTTCCAAGATGACTTGAGCTTGAACATTCTCAAGGCTGCCCTGGATTCAGGCAAGAAACGTAGAATTTATTGGAACAGTGACAGCGCCATGTTGCGTCGTGAAGGTGTTCCAGACATGTTTGACTTCAAAGGTTCGTGTATCTTTATTACCAACTTGCAGTTCCAGAATCTTAAAAGCAAGAAGTTACAAGACCATTTGGAAGCACTGCAAAGTCGTTGTCACTTCTTGGATTTGACTCTTAACACCATGCGTGATCGCTTTTTGCGTATCAAACAGATCTACAAAAAAGGTGAACTGTTTGCCGACTACGATTTTATACCAGAGCAAGGTGATGAGATCATTAGCTTCATGGACGCCAACCAAAGTCGCCTGCGTGAAATGAGCCTGCGTATGGCACTGAAGATTGCAGACTTGACCAAAGTATCAGCTGATAACTGGAAGGCCCTGGCCAGTACAACTTGTATGAAAAATAGTTAACCGACTAGATAAAACGGTTAAGTATGATGGTAGCTCCTGGGTAGTGCAAACTACCCATTTTTGACAGGCACTTAGGTGCCTGTTTTTTTGACTTTACTATGCTAAGTATGTTATACTATTATAATGAAATTAGTCTTTTCAACCGACCATGTTGTGGAATTATATATAGACAACAGTTCCTTGGGCCTGGCCTATCAAAAAATCTACAAGAATCTTTCTACAGTTTCGATTCCATTCAGGTCCTGGGATAACCCGTATTACACAAAAAATTTAACCTATCCAGAGTTGGTTGAGAGGTTAGTGACGTATGCACAGCAAGTATCAGTTAATATTGACAGATTAAAATGTTTGGCCCAAGACCAACAATATTTTAATAGCATGCACAAAATTTATGAACACAATTACAATGGCAATCCTGCTTGGTTAGATTTCCACGAACATATTCACATATGTGAAATGTATTCTAAAGAGTCTCCTTATGTGTTTTACGTAGATTATCGAGAAAAGTCTGGGTTGCTAGAAAAACCCATGGATCCACTGTGGTTAGCTAATACTCAAACAACAGTTCAAACCGGCGATGTATATGTGCGGTGGTCAGAGTTGGGTAAAACACCTTACACGTATTGGAAAAATAATGAACCCAACGATATAAAAAGAATATGTGAGTTGGCTAAACCGTGGTTAAAACTCAAACCAAAAATATATGTGGCACTTGAAGATATGGACGAATTGAAAGACAAACAATGCGATGAGTTTAAATCTTGGTGGAAAGACTATCAAACAGAGTGGACACAGCATTGGAATATACCGTCGTGGGATATTGAAAACATATTTGGAGTTAGTGTGTTTGGAAAAACAAATCAAGTTGAGTTGCTAAAAGAACTATTAAAAAATAATGCTGTGCCGGTCAAGGTGTTAATGTAATGTCATGATCAATTACAGAGTAACATTGTTGTCTGAACAATCACTTTAACATGGTTGTAAATTTTTACAAAAAATTGTATAATAACTAATATGCGCATAGCCACAATTATAATCCGAGACGAAGTAAACATCAAGATCGAAGGCTTAGAACTTGACGCTCGTCGTGCTTTGGTCACGGCCTTTAAGTATGATGTTCCGGGTGCAAGATATTTGCCAGCGGTGCGTCTTGGTCGTTGGGATGGTAAGGTCAGCTATTTTCAACTAGGCGGTAGCACTTATGTAAATCTATTGCCTGATATTATTCCCATCTTGGAAAAGTTCAACTACGACGTTGAACTGGACGACCAGCGAGATTACAGTGTTAATTTTACCTTTGAAAAGGTAACAGAATCTACATTCAGTCATGTGGTATGGCCCACGGGTCACCCGATGGCAGGGCAACCCATGCAGTTGCGTGACTATCAAGTTGAAATTATCAACAACTTCCTTGAGAACCCACAATGTATCCAAGAAATTGCCACCGGTGCTGGCAAAACTGTTATCACAGCCGCACTGAGCAATGCAGTAGCACCTTATGGTCGTACCATTGTTATTGTGCCCAACAAGAGTCTGGTAACACAGACAGAAAAAGACTACATCAATATGCAGCAGGATGTGGGCGTGTACTTTGGTGATCGCAAAGAATGGGGTCGCCAACACACCATCTGTACCTGGCAAAGTTTAAATATCTTGTTAAAAAACACAAAGAATAGCGTAGGTGATGTTACCATTGGTGAGTTTCTTGAAGATGTAGTGTGCGTTATTGTTGACGAAGTGCATATGGCCAAAGCCGATGCACTCAAGAGTTTACTTACAGGTGTAATGAGTCGCATACCATTGCGCTGGGGACTCACAGGAACTATACCCAAGGAACCATTTGAGTTCCAGGCATTAAAGTGTAGTCTTGGTCCTGTGATTGGCCGACTCACCGCCAGCGAACTACAAAGCCAAGGTGTCCTAGCACAATGTCACGTAAACATTGTTCAATTAGTTGACCATGCAGAGTTTACTAATTATCAAAGTGAATTAAAGTTCTTGCTAGAAGAACCCGAGAGATTAGACACCATTGCCAACTTGATCCGACAGGTTAATCTAACAGGCAATACACTAGTGTTAGTTGATCGTATTGCTGCAGGACAAGGTATTATAGAACGCCTGGGCG